AACCTTTCTAATATTAATATTCTTATATTTAATAATTACTTATTTTATTTGCTTGATGTACTTTTTGCTGAAATACTTGCAGGTGCTACTTCTGATGTTGTTTCTTCTGTAAATGTTTTTGTTGCTACGTTAAACTCACCATAAATAAATTCTCCACCCTTTAAAGAACCCGCTATTTGTTTTTGTTCTCCTGCAGCTCCATTACATTCTGTAATAGAAGTCATTTGTCTAATTTTTCTTGCATAATATGTATTTTGCTTTCCTTCAACTTCTCTCCATAAGTCAACAATATAATGATCTATATCTATATCTGGACTTACTTTTCTTCTGTAAAATAGCTCATACATATATTCAAAAACTTCATCACCTTTAACCATATCCATAGTTAATGGAAATTCATTTGCAAAACCTGTTATTTTATTATTTGAAGATTTTTGATGTATATATTGTTTTTCACTTTCTTTTGGATTTGAACTTTCTGTTAAATCTGTTATTACTCCACCTAACACAATTTTATCGTTAAATCCAAAATAATGAGCTTGATCATATGTCATTATATCTTTTAATGGTTTTTCCATGTTATATACCTCCTCTTATATTAAAATAAAGCTGTAGATAATACGTACTTATAGAACCATCCTCAGTTGTTTCATAAGTTATCGCATTCGCACAACTTACTTCTTTTACTTGTTTTTCTTGTAATATTGGATAATTTTTATTTTTATTTTGAGCATCTATCCAATCGCTCAACTCATCTAACCAATCTAAGTTGGTTAATCTCTGTTTATCATCTTCACTATTACTTTTTAAAAGCAATGCATATTGATATTGTCTGTACCATCCTATATCCGTTATGTATTTTAGTGGCAATCTTTCAACTCCTGTTCTTTGTAGTGCTAATTCATTTGTATTATCTGGTAGTTCTTCTGAATGAATTACTTCAGCTATCTCATTTATTTTTTCATTTTCAGATAACCATTTTTTTATTGATGTATCAATACTTTTTTCTGTATCATCCATTATCTAGCCTCCTTGCATAATTTGCTGTTTGATTTAATATACTCTGACCTTTATCTGCTTTCATTCTTTCAAAAGGATGTGCTCCTCTTATATTTCCACCATGATATGTTAAAGCTTTCCCTGTATATATCTTTTTTTCTCCTAATTTTGCCCAAGGACTATGGCTCTTAGTTCCAATCATTACTTTACCTTCTGCTTGAAAATGTGCATATGGCACATTTATTACTACTTCACCACTTTTGCATTGTGGGCTTATTAATATTGATCTTTCTTGTGTACCAGTTTTCTTAGAAACATATTTTTTTAAATTATCTGCTGTTGTTTTATCTAAAAATAATTGAACTTTTCCTTTATCTTCTAATCCCAATTTTTTATATATTGTTTGCAACGATTTAGTTTCTAATTTTATATTCATTAAATACAACCTACCTTAATATGTTCTAATTCTTCTGTATCTGGATCATTGAATATAAATTTATCTATAGAAGTTACTTTATGAACATTATCTTTTCCATATTTATTACTTAATTGAGTTATTGGAACAGTTCCTTCAATTTTATCTTCAACTTCAAAATTTACAATAATATCTTCTTTTGCTATAAACCATGACTTGTTATATCCTTTTAAATCAAAAATTCTTATTAAAGCATTTTCGACAGAATTAGAACCATTTTTATTATGATTTACAACTGATGTATTTCGATAGCTAGCTTCTTTCACATATCTTTCATATTTATCTTTATTTTTATGATATATCGTTATTTTTCTTGTTGGAAAATCTTCCATAAATCCTCCTATAGATAAGCAGTTAATTCATCTGGTAAATTAGCTAAAATGTCTTTTTTAGTTTGATTGTATTCTTCTATTGAAATATCATTGAAATTTTTACTAACACCATCTATTGAGAATGAACTTAGCTTTCTATTCTCTCTTTTCTTTTTTCTTTCTATTAAATCAACTAAAGCACAGGCAGTATATTGCAACTGTTCCTGTGCTTCTTTAGGCAAATTATTTATTTTTCCTTGAGTTAACCTGGTATTAATGTTTTTATCGATTTCTCTACTTGCTTCTAGTATTAGTGAATCAAAAGAGTCTTGTGTCAATTTTCCTTTGTAGTCTATACGATAATTTTCAAATTTTGCGTATACCATTTTATCAACTCCTATTTCTTGTCTGTTTTTATTTCACCTTTTAATTTTTCGTTTTCTGCTTTTAGTGTCGTTACTTCCTTTTGAAGATTAGTGTTATTTTCTTTTAGTGTTTCATTCTCTTTTTTTAATTCTTCAATTTCACCTTTTATTTTAGTATTTTCACCTTTTAATTTTTCGTTTTCTTTGCCTACATTCTTTTCTTTAAAAGAATGTCCTATACCTATTTTTTTACTCATTACTTTCACCTCCTATTATTTGTGAGATAAATAAATACCAGCTACTTTATTAGCATAATATTCATTTAATCCATATAATCTGTATAGCCACTTGTAGTTATCTCCCTCTTGATCTTGTTCAGGAGTAAATATTTTCATTTTATTATGTTTTGTATATTGTAATAATGCAGGTTTATGTATAATCATAAAGTTAATATCTTTAGAATTTACACCTTTTTTAAATCCACCTTTTCTTTCTCCATCTGCATCTTTACCACTTAACAACTCAATTTCAGTTTGAAATCTTGATTGTGGAACTACTTTTATACTAGCAAATTTCTTTAATAATTCCTTTGATTTATAGTTATCCATATCTCTTACTAATCCAAGTAATACAGATGTTATTCTTAAATGTCTATTTTCTTCTGGTACTTCATCATTTGTCATATCATCCCATGCTTTTGCAATTGCTTTATAGACTGCTTCTCCTGTTTCTAATGTTACTCCTTCTGTAACTTTTGAAATACCTGGTACAGCAGCATAAGTGGCATATCTTACAGCATCTACTTCTGGAATAACTTTAGTCCTTAAAAACTCTGCTGATAGATTTCCTAATATTACTCCTCCTGTTTCTTCGTTGTCTATTGTATCTGTTTTTAGTTTTCTTCCTCTTTCATAGTTGAATTTCTTTGTCTCATTTGTTAATGAAACATCTCCATCTATATATCCACTATTTCTGTCATAATCTCCCAAACCATCCATTTCTAATACTGGAACAATTATTTCATTTGCGTTTTTTCCAGCTTGTACTAAAGCACCATTCATATCAAAATCACTTGTAGTTGACTCCGCTTTATAAATTTTATCTAATAGTTCTGGTGCATGTTTTTTAAATAATGCTATTGAATTTCCCATATTTTTTCTCCTTTTCTTTATTTTTCTTGTTTAATTCCCATGACTTCTTCTAATTCTTCTAAGTCGTCACCTTTAGATGGTTCTTTATGTTCTCCACCTAAATTGATTTCACTATTATTAGATCCATCATCATTTTCTTCATCAAATAAAAAAGAATACTTTTCTTTGACATCTTTGATTTGCTCATCAATACCAGATACTTTGTATTCTCCTTTATCGTCTTTTTCGTATTTAATTTTTTCTTTATCTAATTTACTACAAACTAGATCAAAGTCTTTTGCTCCTTTTATAGAAGCTTTTAAAGCATTTGTTTTTTTGAACTCTTCAACTTCTTTAGAACCTTCTTCAAAACCTTCTTGCTTAGCTTGTTTTTTGATTTCTTCTATATCGACAGAACCTGCTTCTTTTATTTTTGTGTTTAATTCTTCGATTACTCCTTCTTTTACCTTTAAATCATTCTTCAAGCTCTCAGTCTTAGTTTTTTCAGCATTAACATCATTACCATTTTCAGTCATAATACTGTCAATAATATTTTTCTTAACATTATCCTCAATTTCTAAATCTTTGAACAATCCTTCTAAAAAACTTCTTTTCATAATATTTCTCCTCCTACGATTTTCTACGGGTTTTTCTTCCCATGAACTTGATAATATTTGCTATTTTTAACGTCGTATGCCCAACTACAGTTTCTTTATTGTCTAACTGAAAAAAGACAATAAAAAAAGAAGCTCGTCAGCTTCTTGTATATATTTTATAAAATTGATAACTTATTTATATTCCTAACATCATTACTAAACTTTCTAAGTGTGCTTTTTCGTGTAACATTGCTTTTTCTTCTGCTGTATATTTATCACTATTAAAAACATTTTGAATTTCATCATACAATTTTTTTAATACTTCATCTTCTTTTCCATCAGGACAATATATAGTTTGATATATCAAGCTATATATATAATCTTTGTTAGTCATACAATACCTCCATTAATTTATTTATTTCAATAGCTTCATCTATTGATTTGCCAACTAGATAATTTTGTATTTTATTTTCTAAAAATTCTAATCTATATGTAACTGGAATATTAAATAATTTTTGTGCAAATTTTAAATTATCTTTTTCAATTTGTATTTTTTCATTTATTTTTGTCAAATTTTCTACCCAATCGTCATAATCAGATTTTACATCAATAATATTCTCTTTTTTAGATATTTCCTTTGCTAGCAATTCTACTGTTGTTTCTTCAATTTTTCTGTATTTCTTATATACCTCTTCATTATAATAGCTTATAGAATGTG